TCGATCAATTTCCTTCTGGATATCAAAATCTTCATTAAATTCCCGAGGGATTTTTACTAAAGATTCATCCATAGGATCACGAACTAAACACTTTTTCTTAGACTTCTGGATTGGAAATCCTGCAGACGTATCATTCGGTAATCCGAACAAATGTCCATCTTGGGTTCCGTTCATTGCTTCATCTTGTGAATAAATACGTAAATGATCCTTCAGCAAGGCTTTATTGGCTTTGATAACTTTCAACGTTTGTTGTTTGTAATCATCAATAGCCCTTCCAAGAACATCGTGCTCGTAATGTTGAACAGGGTTTGTCAACTTGTTAAGAGTACTCATGGTTTTAGCAACATCATTAGGATCTTTAGGAGGTCGGTGCTTACGTTCTCCAAATATTTCTACACCCTTAAAAGGGGTAGGAACATACGGAGTTCGTGTAGCAGATACCATTTCGGCACCTCCTTTCAAAACTTTACCCATATAAGTTACAACAGCTGCATCTTTAGCACCATCTTCTCGCATGAAAAGAGGTGTTCCAGGAACAACCGTATAATCTGTACCATAAGTGTCAACGCGAACATCGCCAAGACTAGCTACCACCATATGAGGTGAAGTGGACATGATTTTATCAATACCTACTTGTAGCATCGGTCGTGTAATATTCGTAACCCAAACATTACTACCTCCGGCCGTTAAGCCAGCTATATGAAAACCATAGATAAGTCCCAAATCATTATCAATGTAAGGGGCTCCACACATACCAGGAAATGAATTAAATTCTGTAATCCCGGTCAAAGGTTTATCACAATGGTAGACATGTTGGTTTTGACGAATCCCAAAATAACCGGGGGTCTCACGATAACCACGGTATTTGATATAAGTCTCACCACTGGGTCCCACGTATGGACGTAAAGCTTGCTTTGATTTAAAGATCTCACCTGAAGGTCCTTTAAAAATCATTCGAGTAGTACGACTTCTAAAAGAAGCTTCTTCCTCCGCAAAGAAGTGTAACAAATTTTTGCCAGGAGGAGCTGATGGTAAATGCACTAAACATAAATCTCGCTCGGGTAAGCGATAAACTTGAAGTTCGCTTAACCTTTGATCTTTAGTCTTAGCAGTTACCACATCAGGAGCTGATGAAGTCTCTAAATCGAATGTAGTTTCCGGTATCGCATGATTTGGAACTAAAATAATATTTCCAGAAACCATCATACCGTTAACCGAACCGAATACTTCACCTTTCGTTTTTACAACAACAACTCGTAATGTCTTTTTTAAAACATCTTCGAGACGATCAGCAGAAGTAGTTTTCGGGATGTTCATAACTTTAGGAGGCAATCTTGAATAACCTTCCTTATAATCACGTTCATCCTCCGTACTTTTATCAACAAACTTACGATCAGGGAGACGCAATGCACCTTTTAACCAATCAGCTTTTTCATCAAAGAATGTGACAGTATCTTCAGCGTTATTGCTTAAGTCTCTCATCACTTTCCAAGTGTTATATACACGGTAAAGAACATAAAAAGATGCAGCTCCTGCAAAATACTTTAGAGCATGCTTCTTAAAATGTTCTCGTGTTGTAATACAGACACTGGATAAGCGATCCAAACGATTGTTCAGTTCTTGCTCTACTTGTGATCGAATCATATGGTTAAAACCACATAATCCTATTACGAGAAAGAAATATAATCCTAATCGAATAGAGGAAGGTAAAAGAAACCCAAAGGTTGCAGTAAGAGCAAAAGCGCTAAAATAACGAGAATATACATGGCGATTTCTATACATTT